CTGGATTTGTAACCCAGGTGTCGAGAGTTCGAATCTCTCCGGTGGCTTTGTACAGTAAATTTATGCGGGCCGGAGAGTAAGAGTTATCTCTCACAGGCGCCATCCTTAACTGGTAAGATAGAAACAGAGAACTATCTTCTCTTATTCATAACATGACCGCAATAAATTAGATGGGCCGAAGTAAGTTGATTATCGATACCAGCGAAAGCATCGGGATGGGTCTAAATGGCGCCATCTTAAAACAATTTGCACAACACGACCATCTTATGCTATAATACAAAAGAAGTCCTGTACGAATACAAATATGTATGTATGGGCAGGCGCAGGTAATGGCATGGCCTTAACAAGATGCCATAACAATGAATTACACGATGACCTCTATCCCCTCACTCTTATAAGGTGTTGAAAGGGTAATTGGTGCATCTGAGTTCGAATCTCAGGAGGTCGATATGAATCTATTAACAGAATTAAAAAGTATTCCAAAGGATTTAAATTGTGAAATTATTTCCTGTAGATGTGGCGCCGAAACAATTGTTTTACAAAAGGATTATGTAATAAGATATACTTGTCCAACTTGTTGGAGCAAATTAAAGAAAAGACAAGCCTCGGTGGTCTAATGGTCAAGGATTCCGGCCTTTCAAGCCGTGAGATTCTCGGTTCGAGTCCGAGTCGAGGTATTATGGAAAATGAATATAGAGACATATTTTATTTTGATGTTGAAGGAGATGTAGAAGTTACTCACTATGATAATGGAGAAGCAGTTGTTGACATAGTTGGAGAACATTCAACAAGTGAATTTAATGAAGTTATGAACTTTTTGATAGAAGAATGTGATCAAAATCCGGTAAAAATAGAGTTAAAGATTTGTTATTAATTGGCGGAACTTATATGAAATTTGAAATAACAAAAGCATATTCCGAAAGTATTGACGGAAAAGACTCAGAAGGTAGAATAATAAGTATTCAGATTTTTGGTCATTTATTACAAATAGGAAAATATAAAGTTGCCTCGCATTAACTCAGTAGAAAGAGTGCTTCGCTTCGAACGAAGAAGTCAAGGGTGCAATTCCTTTATGCGAGATTTGGGTCTATAAGCTTATCTGGTAAAGCTAGAGTCTTTTAAACTCAAGTGCTAGGTTCGAGTCCTAGTGGACCCATAGAATATCCAACGGCTAAAACCAGGGTATCTCGGCGGGTGGTGGCGCCGTATAACCACCACAACATTCCAGGGCACTCTGTGCGTGGTATCGGAGCATAGTCTTTGAAACTATTGGTCGTAGGTTCGACTCCTACCCCTGGAGCTTTAGCCCTTTAGTTCAGGAGATAGAACATCTCCCTGCGAAGGAGAAGGTCATAGGTGCAATTCCTATAAGGGCTATTGAGAGCATAGGAGAGAGCAAACCGTGATCTATGTGTGGAGCTAACGGACGAATAAGTGTGGACTTGGAATAGCTTTCCAAGAAGCTCCTAAAGGTTTTGGATGCCTGATAAATCCAGATTGCGTTGGTCGTCCTTATTCGAACCTGTGTCTCTCAAATAATTATTATTCGGGCCGGAGTTTAAGGGTTATCTCTCGGAAAAAGCTCCCTTGGACAACAACATGACCGAATATTTATGCTACTATCTAAATTGTAAAACTTATGCAATTGGTGAAATGGTATCATAATCGGCTCCAACCCGATTGTTCTGAGTTCGAGTCTTAGATTGCATGTTCCGGTCTGGCTGCCGTATCGGTATATAAAAATCACGGCGCCTATGGCAGAATAGCTCAGGAGTAGAGCGGAGGTGTGAAGTACCTCGCGTCGTGGGTGCGAATCCTACTTTTGCCACTTAAGTTCCATTGGTCTAGCGGTTAGGACGCTGCCTTCTCAAGGCAGAAAACAAGGGTTCGAATCCCTTATGGAATATCCAAGGTCTTCTAGAGGCAGGAATTCCGGCTCTGACCCGGACAACGGTGGTTCGATCCCATCCCTTGGAGCTTCCGCCTAGCAGACCGGCGCTCAAGAACACTATCTATTTATATATAGGTAGTGTTCTTTTTATTTCTGTTATTATTTATATATGGCTAGAACACAACTTCCGGTAACTACAATAATTAGGGCAGGGGCAACACAACCTAGTGTTGTTTATGCCGACATAACAAATAATCATTCCATACTTAATAATGATGGAAGAATATTTGTTGAAATGGCTAATGTTTCCAATGCCTCCAATGTAAATGTAACAATTGATGTTGCAAAGTTCTTTGATGGGGACTTAACGGTTGTTGATCTTATTGTGGCCTTGGCGCCAGCGGGAGTAAAATATTCAGGTCCATTTAAGACAGGAGTATTCAATCAAAACGATGATTCCGTAAATATTGATGTTTCATCAACTGGCGTAAGTTTTAGGGCATATAAACTATCTCCTTAAGAATCGCCTTGAGCAAAGGCTCTAAATCTTATTCTTGAAAGATGTATTGGACCTCCAGGTGTGAAATTCAATTGCCAAGCTCCAAATACGCCATTACCATCGGTATGTAAAAAGTAAGCTTTTTTGTCTTTGGCCGCGATCATGGGTTGCAAAATTTGTGTCCATTCCCAAACAAATGCATTTTCTTTGGAAGCCACCATCCAACCTAAATCGTCTCCCGCTTCTCGATTAACAAGAATACAAATATTGTTGGTGGTTGATCCAGCACCTATAACATAAATGTTGTTACCGTCGCACGCAGCAGATCCAGCTAAGTCAAATGACCACCCCCATTCTTCAGCGTATGCTGCTCCTGGAAGTCCAAGAGATTGGAATTCTGGAGAACCTGCATTGTCTACTATTTTGGCACAAGCCAAAAAATCAAATAGAGTGTTGAATGTACCTAACGAGGCAGAAAAAATTGGATTTGTTCCATCATTAGTAAGAGACATTCCTTGCGCCCAATGTCCGTATCCTATTGATGCTAAATTTTCTCGCGTTGTATATATTAATCCTTCCCAAATATCTTGAGCCATTAATTGGATCGTTTCCCAAGAACTACCATTCCATTCAGAATAAACAATTTCTTCGCCATAATTTTGGTCAAAAGCAAGTCCCCAATCAACAATCCAAATTACACTAGGATTTTCTCCTACTCCATCAGCAGAAGTACAAAATGTAATGTCTAAATGAATAATTGTTTCATGTACCGCATAAGCATACCAATCATCAAGATTAGTGGTGCGTCGATTAATAGGTGGATCAGGCAGGTTAGTTTCCACCCAAGTGCTACCACTCCACCGCCAAACAAATGGTCTGGCATTTCCATTTGCCACTCCTACAATATCATAATCATATTCAATCCAAGCCACCCAAGGTTTGCCTCCAGGGGATACTTTCATTCGCAAGCTATTGGCGAATGAAGCACAATTCGGTTGGTTTCCATTGGTTCCCGAATTATGATATTGACCGTATGGATTACCTAATTCCGTAAATATAGTCGAATTAATTTCATATTTCATGCAACGCCATATTTGTTTACTTATTTCTATATTGTTGATAGCTGGATCATTAGGTTGCTCTTCTCCCCAAGCAATATAGAGATCCACACCATCATTGTCAATAGCAACCCAAGCTGGAAAATATTCAGCCATTCCACCTATTCCTGAATCGGGAGCTGCGTCAGAATTAGGATTTGGCTTAAAAGCACATAAAAATGTTCCCCAACCGGCAGCGCCGGAGCTACTGAAGTCCATGGTGTAGTCACCAGTGGCACCCGCATCAAATTTATTGGCCATCCGCACAAATATTTCTGCGTCTGCTCCTACTGTAGTTGAAATAAAGGAACTTGTTAAAAAACTGGACAATTTGGGAGAGCCATTTGTAATAGTTACATTTGTGTTAGGATGATTTTCAAGGCCACCAAACAAACACACCAAGCTATTTTCTTCGGTTGTAGTTATTCCTGTTATCGTTTCTGGATCGCTGGTTCCAGTTTGTGTAGTAAAAGCATTAAAAGGATCACCACTAGAAACTGTATTTCTCACTAAATATCCCGCCACGTATTTATCTCCAGAGCCAGTCACCGTTACTGATTGTGTGGTGGGAGCGCCGCCACTAGAAGACGTAAATCGCTTCCAAAATACATAATAATTGGTGCTTCCTCTGGTCCAATTTGACTTTAGAGTGTATCCAGATGGTGTATTGAGAGTAACGCCACTACGCGCGATTCCAAATATGATTGCTACGTCGTCAATAACGTTTGCAGGAAAACTAGCAGTAACGCCACCTGTGCCAGTATTACCACTCACACTCACCTGTTCTATTTTATCGAATATTGGAGAAGTAGCATGTTTCCATATATCTTTAGTTATTTGAGTCCAATTGACACCATCCCATTTAGCCAAAGCCAAGATATTTCCAGTTCCTCTTTCTTCTCCCCAAGCCACATAAAGATCTCCGTTTGGCATTATAGTCAAATCGTTTCCTGTTATTTGACTATTAACAAATCCAGACAAGCCATTTACATCATCAGACAGATTATAATATGCATTACTTTCTGAACCCAATGGAAATTCATCCATAACATAATTATCTTGGGTAACTGACGTACCAACATCAGGATCGTAATATGGAGATAAAAGTTCAGGAGCAGGACTAAAAACGATTGATTCTATTTCGGCGTATCTCTGTGTATAATCCTCGTTGAGCAAGCGAATCGTTATAGTATCTCCCGCTTTAGTCCTTATATGACGCTCATAAAGCCAAGTCCATGTAGCAGCAGCATAAGTAGATAACGGCAAGTCATCTGTTATTTGCGTATTACCAGCAATTCCGGTGTCAGATCTAGATACTACTCTCGGATGATAAAGAGGTCTGTTATTGCGAACTATTCCTATATATGAACCATCAGAATTAGCAGGGACACCCGATCCTTGCATTCTCGTTCGCGCATAAACAGACCATAACCCATCGGTGGGGGCGGTAAAGATAAAAGTGTCCGCCATATCGTCTTGTTGATTTATCATTGGGCCATAAGGCCAGTTATTTGTATCAAAGGATTGAGTGTCTTTTACCCACCCACCAGTAGAAGAAGCCGTAGTTGAATCCGGGTGAATATTATCTTCTGCTCTCCCACCCCAAGGAGTGGCAATATTTATTACAAAGTTTCCAACATCCGAACCATTCCAAGACGCCACCATTAACCAATAATATTCTCCGTTGTCATCTAAATTAGAAACAAGGGTTGGAGGATTTTCTGTTCCGTCTCCAACACTATCCAAAAGCACTAAATCAGAATAATCTGGATTAGGGATAGTTGAATAATATACTTCTGCATATGGTTCATATCCGGTAGTTATTGAATTTAAATCAACAACATATTTATTAATACCAACCGCACCCAATGGCACCAAATTTTCTAATTGATACCAAACATTTGGCCCTGGATTGTATCCTAAAGCTGCAAATTCTCCAGATTCCTGTGTTGCGTCAATTGTTGTTCCGGTTACTGCATTATAACCTGCTGAAATCAATATTGCATTCGCTAAATTATCATTAATAGGAGCCATGTTATTCTATATTAGGTAAATTCTTGTTTGGTCTTTGCCCTGGAGTTGCCAACACGCTATTTCTTTCCCTAAGCTCTTTAATGGCTATTTCTGATATAACAAAAAGAGTTATATCGTCAAGATCTTTAAATTTCTTATTGTCTTTAATAAAAATCTTCACTTTTGAAAAGGAATCTTGTGCTTCTTGTTCTGTTATTCTTCTAATCATATTATTTTAACCTCTAAATTGTTTTATCTTATTCCGTATATAATAGAATCACACGTTCTATTCGTTGCATCAATAATATCACATTGAGTTCTAATTATAATTCTTGTTCCTCTTGGCAAATTAATAGGGAAAAACATTGTATAATTTGGAGCAACATTATCAACGCCACCATTTCCTCTGAAATGTAAATTTGGTATAATAATTTGTTCTCCTCCAAACACTTCCCACGGTCATGGTAGTCCATCATATTCCATTATTTGAATCCTATTATTGTTACGTCAAACAATCTATCTGTTGCGTCTGTAATGTTGGACTTTCCTCTTGCAGATATTATACTTCCAGATGGAATATAAACAGGAAATGAATGCCAAAAAGGACACCAAACATCTGTTACAGTGGAACACTGAGAATTAATTTCGTGAACAATTATATTATCAGTTGGCCATTCTGTAAGGCCAATTTGTGCTGAAATTCCTCCATTAGCCATTGCGGAATTATTTCTATTCCCTATTGATATAATAATATTATGTATTGGAATTTCTGTGGCGTTTGTAATTATCGACCACAATCCAAATGTGGATGCCACACCGCCTGGATCAACTTGTGTTCCTCCTGAAGTAGAAGTATTGGCTCCATAGGTAACAGTTTTAAAAAATTTCATAGAGGATAAAGTTGGAGAAGATACAATAGTTATACTTAAATCTAAAGGCGAAGTGGCTGTGCTACTTTGTGCCCTTACAGCTATTCTAGAACCTCCAGGTAAAGATAGTGGAACATAAATTTTGTCTCCTGTTCCCCCTGCTCCCATTGACAATTGTAAATTATTTACTACAATAATTTCATTGCCTACTCCACCAATTGCAATATCTATAAGAAATTGTCTATTTGCAAAACCTGTAGTAGTTAAATAAATATAAAAACCATCACAAGTGAATTCTGTTCCAGATGTAAAAGTAGACCAAGCTCCTTTAGCATTTGCTCCGCCAGTAGTTATTGCTGCTGAATATGGATAAGCACTTTTTTGGATACTTTGTGTGCGTCCAAGAGGCCAACCAAACGTTCCTCCCGTTTGTGAAATTGCCTTTGGAAATCCAAACAAACCTTCATTCATTTAAAAATTACCACCAAGGGCAAATGCATTTATTGCTCCAGATGTAAGAGCAACTGTTATTGCGCCTGCAAGTTTGTAACTTGCACTAGGAAGAATTAAATTATCATAAGTTCTAGATATTCTGTATCCTGTTACAGTTGGAGAAGCTGCTGCTGGATCTCCCAAATCAATTTCATCAAATAAAAGATATGATGTTCCATTGTGAATAAAAATTGTTACAACAGAATCAGCAGGGTCGCCAGTAGCCTTGAGAACAATTTCATTAATTTTTGTTCCTGTAGAGGCTCCAGTTAAAATATCAACAACTGTTCCTGTTCCATCTCTGCTTGTATTGGCGGCAGTAATGGAAGCAAATCCAATTACTGGCGTTGTTGTAAATTGTGGTGTTGAAGACATATATTACCTCGCAAATATATAATTAAAAATATTTTTTGTTGTTTCCAAATCATCTCTTAATGCAGTTATAAATACTTCTGCGCCACCGGATAAAGATATTGGATTGTTCGAATTTGTACTATTTATTACGGTTCTTGTCAGAGTTGTTCCAGCGGATGTATATACTCCATATCCAACTTCTCTATTTGTGCCATCTTTAATTCCATATGAAATAATTTCTCCATTTAAAACTCCTGCTTGAGCAAAAGTAAGAAAGCTAGAAACAGCGGAACCTAAAGTGATGGTTCCCGTTCCTGTTGTTGCTGTACTCATTTTTGCTAAATTATAAAGCTTTCCCATAATTATATTATATCATTTTTATTATTTATTAACCTTCTCCTATTGCCGCTTCTCCTATTGCTGCACCAAACAGTCCGCCTGAATTAATTATTACTGGTACAGAAACACTTGCTGTAGCTATCGCCGCTGGTGCTGAAATTAATGGACTTCCACCAATTGAAATCACTGGCGCAACAACACTTGCTGTTGCAATTGCCTGTGATGTTATTTCAATTCTTGGTGTCTGAGCTACGCTTGATGCTGTTGCAAGTGAAACAGATGAAACACTAACTACTATTGTTGGTGTTATTATAGATCCAGTCGATATGGCGGCAACAGATGTAATCATTGCATTTTTCTGAATTACCGGAGCCACCACTGAAGCCGTTGCTACTGCCACCGGAGAAACAACAGTATTGTCGCGCTTTATAATTGGAGCCACAACTGAAGCCGTTGCTATCGCTGCTACCGACGCAGCCGTTATTTTTATAGTTGGAACCAGAGCACTTGCTGTCGCCAAAGAAGATGAAGGAGAAGTTATTATTATTATCTTGACCTTGCCAACGGAAGCCGTGCTTTCCGGCATATATATGTATATTTGTTCCTCAAACTGGTCTATTACTGGATCAAGGCCGGAAATTGTATCTGATCCAGAATAGGCATTTCCCGCTGTAATTCCACTACCAGAAGAAATTAAGAATATTGTTATCTTTTTTCCTGAACTTGTTTTTGTCCATGTTCTATATTTAATACCAGACAAATTAATACTTCCGCCAGTTAAACCAGGAGGACCTGCAGGAACAAATTCCTCGTCATCGGGCAAATAGGATCTAAACCAAATTCCGCTTAAATCTATAGTTGACATTAATTAATTGTCTCCACAATTAGGCTCCCATCCGGATAAACGGAAACATTTGCTGTCCCACCTCCGTCTACAGCGCAAATCCAGGTTTCCGCAAATTCAGGTCTTACTTCTTCAGGAAGAAGAAATGCCACCACTCCCAATGCACCTCCCGTTATTTTGCCTCTAAGCCTAACTTCCCCATCTTCCGATAGATACCATGAAGCATCAGGAGATGTTGGGGAGGAATCATTTAGCCAAGAATTAAGAAAATATGAACCTATTTCATAACCAGAGGACATACCAACTTTATACCACCCTGTCTCCGGTAAAATATTAGGTCTTCTTGTGTCCGCAATAAGATCAGGAATGCTTTTGTTGATTCTAAAATCAGGAGTTTTACCCATTAGACAGCTACCTTCCCGGTAAAGTCCTTTGAAATTGTTGCAACTGATGTTTCAATATTGTTATCCGAATTGGACAATTTTACATCATATATTCTCTGCTTTACGCCAGAAACAGAAAGGGCACCTTTTGAGGCATTAAGAGAAATAACATCCCCTAGAAGAAAATCCTTGGCATAATGTATTCCACCAACAGAAGATACGGAAGCCTCATATGATGTTTTTGGAACCCTTGATTGCGCAAATTCCGCCTCCGCAATCGCCCTCAAATGTGTTGGTTTAGGAATTGACACTCCAATTCTTTTAACATCAGGGAAATCCGCTCTTCTCATATATATACCAATTGTGCTATATCCATCATCGTCATCACTTATATTTTCTTCCATTGCGACCTTTCCTGAATTTGGCCCGCCTGCACCAACAGCCCATAGATAATTTCCAAATTCATTTGGAATTGGCTGTTCTAATTCAGTAAGATCATTTAAGTTGCTGGAATCAGTATGATAATTAAATGATACGGAACTGGATATATCATCTCCTCTTTTTTCTTCTGTATTAAAATACATCAATGTGGGGCTACCATCTGAATGATAATACGATGGGAAAATATCAACCCCTCCGGGTCTATTCATTATCGTATCAAATATATTTACATATGTATTTGAACCTTTTCCAACAAAAAATGGCGCAACAACTGGATCATTGGCGGAGCTAAATGTTCCCTTAACTATTCCAGTATTTGAATCCTCTATTCCAAAGGCATTATTTACTAGGTCAATTAGCTTCCACATCAATTCTGATTGCTTGTATTCCAAACTTGTATCAATATTTATTTTCAAATAATGATTTAGTATATGGAATCTAAATTGAAGTCTCCAAAATGGAGAGAAAACCTTAACCGTCATCAAGTTTGATTCGCCATTTTTTATTGTTGTTCCGACAACCCCAGCAAAACAAGGTTGGGAATCAGAATATATGGCGGCTCCGCTGTCATTATAAACCGTTCTCCAAACTTTTACATAACTATGAAGGCGCCTTATTTCATAGGCCATTGGATCGTCTAAATATAATTGAAATTCCAATTCATCAATACCATTTAAGAAAAGCCCCAGATTTCTATTTGTGGCGTGTTTAATTGTGTTGGAGCTAGAAGAAGGAACATTCATATCCGAGGCGGATATTTGGTTTCCGTCTGGATCGTATAATTTCATTGTCCAATTTACTATAGTCATTACTGTTGGAATGTTGGATATAAGGTGTTGTCGGAACTCTTGTATGTGAATGGATAATCTGCTCTTAAGCCAACAACCCAGGACCATCTATATTTTCCATCGGAGAAACTTTGAACAACAGCCAAATCTTGACTTACTCTACATTTTAAATAGACTTGAACTCCATCTATTCTTCTTGTCCATCTTAATTTTCTTAACGCCTTTTCAGCAAACATTGTTTGAAGATATTCCGCCCCTTCCTCCAATTTTGCCAAATTACGTCCATAAATATTTCCAGATAACGTTATTGTCTTTCCACGTCTAAATACATCACCTGATTTCTCTCCTGTGGCGTTTGGAATAGGATGGGATTCATAAGATATATCTGATTGATAAAGACCATCGACGCTATCGACAAAAATATAATAAAAGGGACTTTGCTCTTGTAATAGTTGTTGATTAGATCTATCATTTATAGTATAAGTTGTGGCCTCATTAGCACTTAAAAAACTGATTGCTGTTCCTATCATTTAATCACCTAAAATCCCTCTTGGGCATTTATCGCCCCTAATTTCATTACATAACCCCAATCCGTCTCTCCCTGCGTCGTTACAGAGAAATTCTGATTGATTGTATTACCTTTGCCGCTTCTTACATTTCCAAATCCAGGCTGTTGTGCTATTCCACCTTGGGCAAATCTTTGAATAGCCATTGGAGTAACAATTCCTCCAAGGGAATATGATCTGAACCCACCCCTATCCTCTTTAAAGCCAGCAACACTTCTTTTTACATACTCTGGTATATAGTTTCCATTAGAAGAAAGAATTTTTTTTGCGTCTCTGTCCGTAACCTGTCCAAATGTTCCATTTGCAAGTTCAATAAACCAAACTGTGTCTCCATTTTCATCCTCTTGAGGAATGAGATTAAATTTATTAAATTTTGTTGGACCATATTTTTTCGATGGCTTTGTTTTTGTTGTATTTGGTCCTGGTCTTTTATTTCCCATATTTGTTCCAAATATAAACGCCTTTGTTTGTTCCGCACTCATCTTAAGAGCCTTTGAAACCTTACTTTGTTGCCCTCTATTAAGAACCCATTCTCCCGGAGTCAACATTGCTGGAACAGTATCCTGACCTCCTTTGCCCGGAACAACCATTCCGTGTTGTGCTCCAAAAGCAATTTTTTTCGCCAATCTTCCATATTGTTCAGCAGTTATATCTTCATCTTCTATTAATTTATTAATTATTTCTTGAGGTGTTAATCCCTTCTTTCTAAGTCTCTTTATTTTACTTCTAATAGGATCTAATTCATCATCAGCTAAAACTTTATTCATAAACTTATTATCTTTTTGTATGTCTTCTTTACTTTCTCCTCCAACAAAAGGAAGTTTGTCTAATTGCTTGCCAACCCAACCAAATAGACCTGTAACCTTTTCTCTGATCCATTTAAACATTCCTCTAAATACATCTTTAATTTTTCCTACGGCTCCTTCAAAGAATCCAACCAATTTATCTTTGAATGTTTTAAATATTCCAAGAACAAATCCTCCAATTAGGAATGGCCCTGTTAGGAAACCAACTAATAACTTCTTCCAGTTATCTCTTACCCAATTAATAATAAATCTGAAGAAATCTACAATCTTATCTCTCCATCTAAGAATTAATGCCGCAGCCAAACCGAATGGTGTAAATATTGCTATTTTCTTCCAATTGTTGGCGACCCAATTGAATATAAATTTGAAAAATCCAATTATTTTATCTTTCCATTTAGCAATTGCAAAATAAACCAATGTGAATGGGGCAACCAGTAAACCAACAAGTAGCTTCCAATTTTTCTTTATCCAACCGAAGATATTTGTAAAAAGTCTTCCAATAAATTTAATTATTGGGACAAGAAAATGGAATTTTCTGTCAAGAAGAATTATTCCTGTAATAATTGCAGTTATAATAAGTCCCCAGGGACTTGTTATGAATGCGGCGCGAAGCGCCAAGCCAACCAATTTGATCCCCGCCGCCAATCTTGGAAACATCAAAGCAAGAATTTTAAATCCTCTAGTTGGATTTAAAATAACAAGATATAAGGCTCTAAAGGCAGATATTAATCCCTTCCTAAGAATATTTGTAAGCGCCTGTGAAATTGGGAAAATTTTATTAAGGGATCTTTCAAATACCAACCCGATTGCTACCCATTTTAGAACCTTTCCAACATATGGAATGTCGAATAAAAATAGGAGAGCCTGAGAAAGTAATCCAAGAACTTTAATTAGAGCCAATATACCAGGAACAATAACTTCAACAAGAAGCTGAGTAAAGGCAGTAAATTCCTCGGATGTAAATGCTAATGCTATTTTTCCCAAAGATTTTAGAAGTGTGCCAAGATTTTTTGTTAACCTTTCAAAGAATTTATGAACCTTCTCTGGATTTTCTCTCATCCATTCTGCCCACTCATTGAATTTTTCCGTTATTCCATCAAGTAATGTTTTCCCAGTTGGAGCGGCTCCACTGGTTAAGGCGGAAATAACATTGAAAATAGCCTTCCCAAGCTCTAACCACGAATTAAGATGTTTTTCCGCTGAACCTAAAGCAATATCAAGGTTGTTTCTTTCAACTGTCGCCCTTCCTCCTCCTTCAGCCCCAGGCTTAGAGACTTCCCTTGTTCCCTTTGTCCACTTCTCAAATCTTGCTGTGACCCCAGCAAATTTATCAAGTAGATCGCTAAAAATTGGTGATGCTGCTCTAGCAATTCTTAGAAATCCCCTAAAGAGATTGAGAAGAGCATCTGCAATCTTTGGAATATTTTTTGACGCCTCATTTGTGAAAAATATAAGGGCGTCTTTAAATTCTGAAGTTAATGCAAAACTGGCAAATTTATCAATTGCTTTTGCAATTGAGCCTGCTAATATTTTTGCCGCCTTTTGTATTTTTGGATCAAGAAGAAGCTTTGCTATATTGTCTATAAGACCAGACATAGCATCGTTTATTGGGCCAAGTATTCCATCCTTCTTTCCTGTTCCAATAAATACTTTTCTATAAATATCTTTAATTCTTTTAAGAGAATTGAAGAGTCTTTTTTCAGATGGAGAAAGATCAGAAAGAGCTTCTTGCAAACTCTTTTGTGCCGCTGTTTGTGTCTTTGTGGCGTCTGTCTCATCTCTTCTTGCATCAGCAACCTCTCTTTGAGCAACACTTAAATTATGAAGGGAATCTCTTACCGCCCTATTAGACAAAACAACTTGTCTTTGTGCATCTGCAACTCCTTCAATGGCGCTCTTTAATTGCTCTTGCGCCCTAACAACAACATCTGAACCCTCTATTCCCTTGCCTCTTGTTTCCTTGGCATCTTCTTTTGCTCTTTTATCCCTTATAATGGCTTGTTGCCTATTTATTTCTGCTCTTTTTATTGCAACCTCTGCTTCCTTAATGTTATTTTGTGTTTCACTTGCCTTATCGTTTATTGCACTAAGATTTTGTTCAGCAATTGCAACATTTTGTGTAGCAGAGGATATTTCCGCCTGATCCCCTTGTTCCTTAGCAATTCTAAGTCTTTCATTTGCTTCCTTGAGGGCTGCTTGGGCATCGGATATATCAGCTCCACCAGTTCTTTGTCTCTCCTCCTCTTCTCTTAATCTTCTTCTGGCGTCAAGAAGGGAAAGTTCCGCCTCCTGTAGACTTAAGGCTGCTTCTTTTTCTTCAAGATTTGCGTCAACAATATCTCTTTGCGCCTCTTTTCTTGCTTGCGCCAATTCCTTAATTGCATCGGCCTGCCTCTTAAGTGCCTCTGGAACGCCTCTATTGGCCTCCTTAAGCGCCAATTGAGCATCGCCTACAGCCTCAATTGCCTGTTTTAAACTCCATTGGGAATCCTCAAGACGTTGAGAAGCCTGACGCTGTTTGTCCATTGATTCCTTTTGTTCATTGGCTTGACTAATTCTATTTTTATCAGCCAATTTAACAGCATTTAAAACAACTCCCAATCTAGAGAAAGCCGCCACCAACAATCCAACGACAGGCGCCAATTGAGCAAGACCTGCCAATAATGCTCCACCTAATGCTCCAGCAGCTAAAACAGCCGATGAAGCAAGGGCAACAAGTGCGGCCCCAAGTCTAATAATTAAGTTAAAGAATAATGTTATAACGCCAGTTATAAACAGCCACTTAAGATTTATGAAGCGACCCATATTTCTAGTGGCGTCACCTATGGCTATACCAAATCTAGTAAATATCCCTTCTGACTTTCTAATTTCATCTGTTATTTCTCTTGTGACAGTTCTTCCAAGTCTAAAACCTCTAAATGCATTAGAAAGATTGGTACCCGCTTTTCTTCCAAGTCTCCCTACTGCTGAATCAAGATGCTCAACTTCTTTTCTGGCTGCAAGAAATTCATTTCTAATTTTTTCTATTACAACAGAAGGAGTTTGAAGCAAAATTTCTTGCTTACTCTCCTGAAATATTCTTCTAGCTTTTGCTCTTTCAATTCTTTCTAGTTCATTCAATCTGTTTAATCTTGTTGAAATTTCATCTTTTAAATCCGCTTTTTCATCTGCATCTTTTGATTTTCTTCTTATATCCCTCAAAATATCCAATTCTCTAATTTCTTCTTTTCTTCTTTTAAATTGCGCTGCTCTTATTTTTATATCTTCTTCATCTCTTTTTTTATCAATTATCTGAAGTTGTTCTCTTTCAAACGCCTTAAAGTCTCTCAAGGCGGAATCAATTTGATCCTCTAATTCTTTTCCAACTCTAAATGCATCCAAAAATTCACTTTTGAATATCTTTGTTTCCCGACGCATCTTTTTAAGACTGTTGGAAAACGCCCTATTTGTGGTGGCAATATTTTTTACAAAGCTGGATACATCATCCCTTTGAAACTGTCCACCCGGCCCTGTTTTTCTTCCTGTCGCCCCACCAATAAGAGGATAGGATTTTTCGGCTTGATCCGCAGTTAACTTAAGCTCTTTTCTTAAATCCCTTAAGTTTTTTGAGGCAGTATTAAGGGAGCCGGAAACCTTGTCCTTGCCCTCAATTATAATCCTTAATACTCTATCCCTGTCGGCCATTTAACACCTTTTTAATTTTATTATTTATCGGTCGTGTTTTAAGGACTAGGTGCATCTGAACTATTGTCAGACTTATCAATGGCAGCGAAGAAGGGTTCTTCTAACATCTTTCTATATTCTTCTTCCTCTGTGGTTCCATTATATATGTAATTTACTGCTCTTTGGAAACTTTCTTCTATATCTGTTAACGCCTTTTGTCTTGTATCCTTGCCATCATCCAAATTTGTATTCGCCCAAAGACCGGATATCATTGCTGCCTTTATTTGTGATGCGTCTTCAATTGTCTTTCTTTTCAAAAAGGCTTCATACATTGTTTCAAATTTTTTCCAATACCAATCCTTTAAATCATCTATTGATTCAGGATGTTCCGAACTATAGGATTCGAGTGCCTCTATTGCTCCAATGTTTGGGATTTCGCCCCAACCTTCTGCGCCAACGGGAGGACTCTCTCTTTGAAAAAATTTGTCATCACTTCCCAATTTTGGTCAATGAATGTTTCAAGTATTCCAAACCCCTGATCATCATCAAGTTCATTTTCTAGGCGTTCCTTAACCTCTTCTCTTTTTCCTCTTGGAACATTAAGAATGACACAATAGAGATCCCCCAATACCTCTGGTACATATTGAACAATCCTTGAAACCGCCTTGACAAACACCTCTGCATCCTGTTCATCTGTGGCCAAAGGAACATCTGACCCAACGCCCCCAATAAGATCAACAATCGATCCCCCATCATTGATAATTTTCTCTATAGACTTTCCTAATACAGAGAAAAGTTCAATTTTTCCAAAGAATGTAAGTGGCTTTTGAACAAAAGTTAATTCACTTTTGCCACTTCCTATTACAATAGTTCTTTCTGTTGCATTTGACTCCAGTGAATCTACTGGATTTTCTTGTGTGGCTGTTTTAGTAGCCATTGGCTTTGCCTCCTATGTAGCTGCTTCTATTTCTAATCTAAGTTGTTGAAATCTTTCTTCAAAGTAGGCGTCGTCTACACGTTCAAACGCCTTTTCTAAAAATGGTTGTGGCACTTGTCCTTTGACAGTTGCCAATTTCCATCTTTTCCCGTATGCCTTAAATCTCATAAATGGTTCAGTTCTTGGCCTTATTAACGACCCTCTTGGACCAAAAAGACCTGTTCCGTCATGTACCCATTTTGCATATCTTGGCTCCTCGGCTACGGTTATTTTTGAGGACGCAACAACTCTTCCCGATGTTCCCAAGCCAGGAACGAATCTACCCCCAGGACCCCTTACTGATCTTCTTCCTTCAATTTCCCCGCGAATATCCGCAACCACACCAAATCTTGTATCCTCTCTATCTACAGGATGAGCCTTAAGTTCCCCTGTTTTTCCCTTTGGCGCCAATCTTTTTGCTTCTTCTTCAACTTGATCGGCTATATCATCTATTGCTTCACGAAGTAAATGAAGGGCAATGGCTGGCGTCCTATCTACGACTCCAGATATACCTTCAAAATGTATTATTCTTAAGTCTATATCCATTTGTTTCCTAAATCATGTAGCCGACCCATTCCAGATCGGCTACAAAATTGTATCTACCCTGGAATGCATTTGCTAAATCCTTTTTTGGGTAATTATGCCGCTTTACGTACATAATTATATGTTTATTAAACTTGGTTAAATACCACTTGCGTTCTTGTGTAAGTGTCTGCAATTGATGTATCCGCAAGGGCACGGAAACTAACAGGAATTTGCTGTTGTTCTCCGGTCTTGTTAAACGCCAATGCTGACTCCTGCGGCGACTTGGTAACAAGTCTAAATACGTGTGCTCTTAGCTTGTCATCAGCCTTCTTGAACACAACTGCTAGGCGTCTCTTAATATAAACTGGTGGTTCACCAACGCCCATAGACTCTTCGCTTCCACTTGTAGTGATTGGGCCACCTTGCCAAGCAATTTGCAATCTCTGCAAGCTAACTTCAGCCAAGGCTGTTGTTACAGCCTGCTCATAGGAGACAGGGCGAGTATCAATAACGCCAAGGATCTGATCAACATCAAATTCCTCTTCCGTGTTGTTGTGAGTGACCGTAATACCTGTCTTTGTGGCACCAAGATCATTCCAACCTGTTCCTGCGGCATATGTTGAAAGATTCAAAATATCGCCAATTGTTGTTGGAAACGCAATTGTTGTACCAGCCCAAAGAAGTCTTGCGGCTCCTCGGATAAAGGTATTGTCGTTAATCGCTGTACTAAAAAACTCAGGCATGAATTATACCTCCTCTCTATGCACGTTGTTTCCTACTAAAATATTACCTATTATTTGTATCATTTTACTGTTGTCTATCGCACTAAGTTAGATTAATATATTTGTCAAGATTATACTCAAGGCTTCCCCCTTGCCAACACCATTTTGGACCTTTACCAGCCTCTTCCCTTCTTATAAAAATATCTCCTACTGAAACTCTTGGAGCGGGAAGATCAGGAATTGTATTACTAAGGGTTCTATTATCCAATATTGTTAAATGCGCCGCATCCAATGTCTTTTGAATTCTTGAGTTTGATTGTTGTTCATGATAAAGTCTTTCTCCAATTTCATCTGAATTATATGGACCTGACTTAACCATTATTTCAATTGCCAATACATTTGTATAATTCTCTCCTGTATCATCACTTGAACTTTTTGGAATCGCCTGATAACATATCACTCCACAATTTGGATACTTCTCAATTGGGGCGTTTATTAAAGAGGGAATTGTACCTGGATAAAAATTATCTTCATTTATTTCTTCTACTGTCCAAGTTGAATTTCCTCTTCCTAACGTATTTAAAAGTTCATCATCTTCATTTTGCCATGTAATATACAAATCATTTATTTTATTGTTCAATCCATTAAAGAGAGTTATTAAAGCCTCTCTTTGAATAGACTCCAAAAGCAATCTTCCTGAGTAGTCCATTACGCATTATTCTCCATAATTCCAATCAACTGTGGAATTGGAAACAGGATATGCCGTTGGCCAAAATGAAGGATCTTCTGTAACCAAGATTCCTCTTCCATTATCTCCATAGCTAACTCTTGGAACAACGGCCTTTACAACTGTTGTACTTACCCCAATCAATGCACTTAATTCCTCCGCCTGCGCCGCCAATCTTTCATAAACTCTCCATAATTCAGGTCGTCTATCAAAGAAGGAAACATCTTCACTTGTTCCAGAGGTGGCTTGGGAGGCGATGGCGTCGCCCCAATAATCAATTGCGGCAGGAATAAATTGAAGCGTTGTAAGAATTCCCAATAATTCTGTTTCATTGGGGTTCCAAACAGTGGCTTCATTGTCTGAGCCTGGAATTGTGCTAAAAAGACGAAATTGAGTAAAGTTAGCAAGCGCCTGTAATTCACTAGGCCCAAAGTCATAACTGTTTGTTGCCCCCACAAGAGCCTTGAAGCTTGCGGGAACATAACGACGCACTACATCTGTAACAGCTCCCATTAGGCTCCTATTGTTATTTACTCAGTTGATTCTTCTAATTCTAATTCTTCACTTACAAGGGGATCGATTTCTCCCAATGCAATCGCTCTTTCACGAAGTTTTTGCTTTACCTGAAATTCGGTAAGAAGGGAAAGACCAGGAGCCTCTCCCTTCGTTACTGAATCCTTTAGGTAACTAGGCACTTCATCTAGGGCAATTGTTTCTCCAGGAAGGAAAACTCTTGATTCATGTGGCTCATACTTTGCACCATCTGGCATAACTTCTGGTGTTCCCGTTAGAACATGAATTGTTGCTTCCTTTTCTACGAAAATTACTTTTCCCATAATGTGGCTTTGCCTCCTATTATTTATTGGGCCTACGCAACTTTTGCCCACACGAATGCGTCTGGAATTAGAATTCTTGGAATTCTTGCTGAGGCGTATCTCAAGAAGTGAGAACCGCTCATTTGATCAAGAAGCGTCCAAGCCTGCTCTCCCTGACGAATTGCTGTTTCATTGTATGAAACCGGCACCTGAACTTGACCGTCAAGAGTATCTGCAATGTTAACTCCATCAAGGGTATAGTCAGTTGTCATTAGAACATAACCATCTGGAAGATACTTAGTTAGAGAATTTGTTCCAATTCCACCTTGACCAACATCTCTGTAGCCGTTATCGTAGACAACGATTTCAAATCCTGTGTAGATTGACTGGAACAATTCCAGAATATCCTGTCTTCTTGGGCGAAGAATTGAATTTGCTCCACCCGAATAGAAGTTGATAGAGTTTCTAATGTTTGTGTTATTGATTAGATAATTATATGTCTTAAGATTCATGTGAAGCTTACTTCCATAGAATCCTGTATCTACAGCAATAACATCTGACCACGCCTGAACATCCGATACTGGATCGGCGTTTGCGGTATTAGACCAAAGAGTTGATACTGTTGGTGTATGTCCGGCGGAAAGGGCATAACTAATATAGAAAGAGCTACCACTTGGGTAGGTAACTGTAAGTCCACCCTGGAATGCCTGCCATCTCATCCATTCTGTAAGTCTTTGATTTCTTGTCTTTAGAATTTTTCCTCTATCCACAAGAGAAGCACCAGCGGCTCTTCTAACATTATCCTCTGAAGAATTAAGCTGTAGCCATTCCTCTTCGGCAAGTAGTTCCATTTCATCGAGCAAGGCAAGAGTAATTATCTTCTCTTCCCACTCAACTGTTGGCTTGAAAAGTCCTGGTGTTGCATCAGGCGCTCTAAATTGACCCTTACCAAATGGTAGGAGTTCATTTACTCGCACCTTGGCGTTACGACCCGGATGTGTCTTAAGGGGCGCGATGCTCTCACCAAGAAGCGGGGATGTATCCTCCGCTGCGCCAGGAGCACGTCCGTCTGGTGGTCTTTTGATTAAGTCTGTTACTAGGGACTGATCCCATATATCAAATACTGTAAAAGGCATCTATTTCACCCCCTTATTATTCGAACTTGTTGTGATTACCCAGGTCTGCGACAAGGGCTGATGCATACTGTGTAAATCCTACGATTGCTGTTGTTGCGAAGACGCAGCCAAAGAAGTACATGGCTCCTGATACATCACCTTCTGTTACCGAGGCAACAAGATCAACTGGCTTTCTTAGAATTCCCTGAATTGCTCCGCTGCCGTTGTAGGCAACGTATTGCGTTGTGTTTGTAGAAGATAGCTTCAAAATAGTACCGGCTGGAACGATGTTTCTAACGCTCAAATCGGTAACGCTAAAGTTGGTTGCATCAAGGACTACTGACTTAATAGGAGGCAAAACTGTAGCATACTTCAATACTTCTTTATCTACCCATGAAGCTGATCTACTGTAATTATAAGGCATCTGCGTTCACCCCCTTGATTATTCGCCCTGACGCTTTTTCAAAATCTGCGTCAAAGCTTCCTTCTCTGTTAACATATTGTCAGTAAACATTAGACCAAACAATTCAACTTTTTCATCGTGTGAAAGATTTGCATTTTCTAATGTTGCGTCATCATCTGGCTTTGCGCCACCTGATGACTCTTCCTCTGAACCATGATCCTCTGTAAGATCATTATTTGGAACAGAATTAACAAGACGTTCAACCACTTCTGATAGGCTGAGGTTCTTTGTCTCGCCTTCTTCAGAAAGGTTAATCGCAACCGTTCCATTATCTGCCATTAAGATAGCCTTGGCTTCCTTAACTAGAGCAGGGGATTTTCCTTCATCCTGCCAAGATTTGCATCTTGCATCAATTCGGCTGCGCTTGTTTTCCGCCTCAGCCGCATCTAGACGATGAAGGCGTTCCCTAACCTCATCCTCTGACAATCCAATTTCATCTAGGAATGTAGGAGAAGGGGCTTCAGTTGTTGTTTCTTCAGTTGTAGTTGTTTCTACTTCTGTGGTTGACACGATTTCACCTCCCTCAGCCTCTTGTGCTGAATCGGAAATATCTTCAGAAAATGTAACTATTGCCATATTTTCTGAAGCTTCTACGCCAAATGGCTTCATGCCATTCAGCCACGGATGATTCGTTAATGCAACATGTGCAATCACCGCGTTAAATTTTTTACCAACTTCCTTTTGTATATAATCGAAGAGGACTCCTGCGCTAGTATTTGCAATTGTTCCTCTCTCAACCTTTTCCTTAACATCTGGCTCAGTAAATTCATGACCAGCCTCTAAAGTTGCTCTTCCTTTGTCATCTTTCCCAAAGCGAAGAGCCTTAACAAACCCTGTATTTTCCAAAACCGTATCCGCGTGTGTTACCGGAATAGTTACATGTTCAACTACTCCATTATCAAAATTTTCCTTAATTTCATCCATTGAAATAATTAATTTTTTGGCGTCGGATTTGCCATTTTTTACAATTGTAATTGGCTTGGCTATTGGCTTTTGATCAGAACCAGGAGAAAACTTCCATGTTCCTTCCCTTAAAATTGTCTTCCATATAAGACCATCTTCCTCTGTTGTATCCGAATCCTCAAAATACATTTCAGCCAAAATTTGACTGTCCTGAGATAGATTTGCCTCCACCCACGCCTTTTCAACCATCTTCCATTCTTCCTCCTGCGCAACTTCAACTTCTCCGCGTCTTAGAGAGAAAGGAACAACATAATATTCCGTCCCACCATGGCACACAAGGGCCATATCCTTTGTGATATCCTCTACCCAATAGGAGTACGAAGCATTAACGTCTTCAGATGAATAGTCCTCATTTAAGGAACTCTGTATCTTGCGTCTTAGGGAGTCATAACCCATGTTTGGATTCCAAACAATCTCTCCGTCTGCAAGATGGGCATTTTCTGCTATAATGGACGTATTGTGTTCAGTCATATTTTCTATATCTTTCTCGGTGAGAGAGGACATGAATTCACTGAAACCTTCTGGAATTTCAATTCCAACTTCACTTTTGAGTTCCTCAATTTGCTCCTCAGAGAGATTTTTGGGAACATATTTCTTTCCCTTCCCTCTCCATTTTGTACTTCCAACTATCAAGTCCTTTAACACGGCGCAATATTCCTCTGTATGACTTCCAAATCTTTTTCTATTGTCTCTAACGCAAGCGGTAAAGGGATGTTTCATTTTTGCATAGTGTCTCAACAATGGCTTAAGTTTCTTTTTGTCGCCAGGACTAACATTGGCTGTCCCCTTTGAAAAAGCAAAATCAAGATATGTATCAATCTCATCATCTGTTAATTCTAAACTGGTATAATCCACATCAGACATTATGTTTTATTTAATAACTCCTCTAATCTGCGATAGAATTTATCAAAAATTTCCTGAGGCATCTCTCCTGCGGGACTAAATAACCACTTACATTTTGGACATTTATAGACAGGAGTTGTTTCATGTGAAAATTCCTCAATCATTTCCAGACGAATATACTGAAGTAAATCTTGTTCAGACTTACATCTTGGACAAACCATCATTCGTCCGTTTATCAAATTCTTTTTTACCACTGAATAAACTATATTAGAAAGATTGCAAACTATAAGTATGAACGATAACAGTATTAAGCCAAATGGAGCGCCAAGAAGGAGCTATTGTGTTAATAATCATGATATTTCTATAGTCGGTAGAGAAAAAAGTAGAGAATGTCGTGAATGTAAAAGAAAAAGAAATAGAATAGAAAATTTATCTAAAGAACAAAAAATACAATTCAGAGAAAGAAAATTAAAAAGTTACCACAAAAGATATCATGACCCTATAATAAGAATGAAAAAACAAACTAGAGAAAGAATTAACAGAATGGAGAAAAAATTAAATGAGCATTGGGTATAAGGAATTAACAGAAGCAGAGTTAGTTTGGAAAGAAAATAGAGAAAATATTTCTCTTCAAGGTCGTCAAATACTAAGAAGAGTATTAAATACAGCCTTAGTTGAATTAGATAAGCAGTTTCTTGAGGCTCTTAATCGTGGAGAAATATTGGAAATTAACCCAGGACAAAACGAACTTAAGTCTTTGTTATTTGCAAGTGCCTTAAAGGAATTAAGTGTTGGCGATGTTTCAAAGTAAGGTCAAATCAACATTCCCGATTTTAGACTTTGACATTGAGGCCAGACCGTTATCCTGGTATGGCGGAGATTATGTTTCAAAAGAAATAACAGCAATAGCTGCAAAATTTATTGGTCATGAAACTGTATTCTGTTGGCTTTTGGGGGAAAACACAACAGAGCAAATGCTTGATGGATTTCTTGAATTATATAATGAAGCAGGCATGGTGACTGGTCATTACATTAAAGGATATGATCTTCCAACAATTAATGGATCATTAACGGAATTTGGTTATAAACCATTAAATTCAAAATTAGTACAGGATACAAAAATAGATTTAATTAAAAGAGATGGAATGTCTGGCTCACAGGAAAATATTGCTACCATGTTTGGGATTGAGGCAGAAAAGGTTCATATGACGCAAGCCGACTGGAGATTAGCTAATCGACTCATTCCAGAGGGGATAGCCAGAACAAAGGATCGTGTTATTAGTGATGTTTTACAACATGAACAAATGAGATATAAGTTGCTTGAAGCAGGAATGTTAGGTCCGCCAAAGATGTGGAGTAGTATTGGCGGAAATAAACCAAAATATTTTAGCTAGGAGGAAAAGATGGAATTACATGAAAATCATTGGGCGGACGATGGTGGCGCCCAACTGGAAGAAGATATTGAACTGGAAGAAGATGACGAAAAAGCCTATGTTGAATGGTTTAAGGAGGATTGGGCTTTAGAAAATGATTGGAACAAAATAGAACCAGTTGAAGACTATGAAAAATTAGAGGATGGTGGCATTTAAATGTTATTGGCGCTTTCTGGCGCAAAAAACAGCGGTAAAGATGTTGTTGGGGAATATTTAGTAAAAAAGTATGGTTTTAAAAGAATTGCCTTTGCAGACAAATTAAAGAAGTCTGTGACAGCTTTATTTGACATTGATGCTTCTTTATTGGAAGAATTAAAAAACAGCAATGACACAATCATGTTTTTTGATAAAAATGGGAACGCCTGGTTTTCAATGACATTCAGGGAGCTTCTTCAAAGGTATGGAACAGAGGCTCATAGGGATGTTTTTGGAAAGGATTTTTGGATTGACCATGCCCTAAAGGGAATTAATCCCAATGATGATATCGTGATTACGGATTGTAGATTTGAAAATGAAATAGAAAAAGTTAAATCCCTTGGCGGAGAAATAGCTAGAATTGTTAGAGAGGATCTTGTTAGCAAGGATTCCCATTCCAGCGAAGTTGAGCCTCCACTTCATTTAATAGATTACTTTTTAATCAATGATAAAACATTAGAAGATTTATATAACGAAGTAGATGATCTTATTAATTGGATTTTTGAGGATAACACATCCGAGGAATTTGTAGAAGTATATGAATATTAAACTTCCCTTGTCTTATGAAGAACGACAAGTTCTCAGAAAACTTGTTTCCAAGAAAAAAAGAGAAATATATTTGAAGGATTTAAAGCTTAAGCTTATACCAAATTAATTTACGGGAAAAACATGTAAATCCGAACCTGTCGGGAAGCTAAGAAACCCTAGTCCTTGCGCCCTAACTACGGCGTGCGCCAATGATTTTGCGTTAAGCCTTTTCTTGGCTTCCGCAACGGTCTGTGTGGCGCTTGAATAAGATACATATCGATCCTTGGCCATTTCCTTAATTTGTTTTCCATTGGCGTGTCCAGCCAATAAATTAACCATCAAAATAGATAATTTAGGTCGTTGTTGCATTTAACTCCTCCTTTCTAAATAAATTCAACCATTTTTTGGCGATTATTCTCCAATCTCTTTCTTCAGCAAATTCTCTTCCACTTTCTCTTATGTACTCCACATATTCCTGGTCGGAAAGAACGCCAACAACTTTATTTGTAAATTCCTGTGCATCAAAGGGAAGATCAATTATTTGTCCAATGTGACCAAATTCATCTTCCATGCAATCACAATCTGTTGCAAATATTGGGTTTCCTGCGGCGGCATTCTCAATTGCAGAAATACAGCCGGTTTCTGTGCTGCTTTGTGAATCCAAGGGATAAAGCCAAGCGTCTGCCTCCATTTGAAGCCTTGAAAGTTCTCCTTGACCAATCTTCCCTAAATCCTTAATCCCTGGTTGAACAATTAATCTTTCAATTTCAATTGCCATTTCTCCAATTCTTCCATGCGACCATTTAAGGTGTTCTGTCCATTTTTTAACTCCATAACAAATAAGAAGTTCCGCCTCTGGAAATTCCTTTCTCAATAATGGCCACATTTGTAATAAATACCAAAGACCACGATCAGGAGAAGATGAATAAACAAATTTTGGCGCCTTTTCAATTCCTTTTGTTAATTTTTTGTTAAATTGGTCTTTTGGATATCTATTAATATCCACACCGTTTGGTAAGGTAACATATTTTTCCTTTTTTAATGTAAGTCCTGAACTTTGTATGAACTCTCCGTGCCAATTGGAAAGAACAGCCATAAAATCTATATATTTTTCCGCAGCCTCTCTTTCACTGTCAAACAAGTGCGCAACCTGCATTTCACACATCTTTAGACCAATGTTATCCCTTATTTGTTCATCTTCAAATACAGTCGGGCATTCCCATGCAATAACAACGTCATAAGGAAAGTTAGCTAAATGAGGTTTAGCCAGATTGAGTGGGACATACTCATGGAATCCATTTTCCCAAAAAGGAGGATGGGTTGGCGGATTTTTTATTCCCATTTCCTTTAATTTTGATTCATCTATTGGTGGGTAAGGATATCCTTGTTCATAAAATCTTTGTCCCTTTCCCACATTAACAAAATTTGTTACAGAGTGTCCTTCCCTTGCCCATTCTCTAGAAAGATATATTAAAGCCCCCTCTCTGCCCCCAATACCTCTTTCCAGAGCCTCTGGTGTAACATCACCCCAACTATCGGAAATTAAAACATTAGAAATATGCACTAACTAAACCCACTTTCTCCATGACTCAATTTTAACATCTTTTAAGATGAGACTTCTTTTTCTCCGACTTTTTATTCTTTGTCGGCGCTTTTCTAATTGATCCCTTGTTCTTCTATGCTTAAGGGACCTAAGTTTATTGTTAAAAGCCAACTTCCGCCCTTTCTTTCAATCTTTTCATATTATCTATTTTAGCAATTAGTCTAGGTCTTGTGGGGTCGTTTTCAGACAAGTTGGCCAATTTTTTCTCCAGTTTTCTAATATTCCTAATATATTTGATCGCCTTTGGAGTTGTTGTATATAAATATCTCTTTAAACGGCATTTCTTACAAACAATATAAGCCAAAATGATGTCTGATTCTGTTTTTTTAACATCTATTCTGATCTGCGCCACAGCATTACATCTTGGACATGTTGTTTTGTCCAAAATTTTTAATTTAAAAGACACTATCTTATCTTTACATTTAAAAATCCACCCACACCCACTCTATAATGCTGTGTAATTCTTTCCAAAGATAATAGGCCATTATATATTGCAACATGAGCTACTCTTCCATCCCAAGGGTGAGCGGGACCTGCTCCGGCACCAATTCTTATACTAGTGGTACAATCATTTGATGGTCCTTCTAGATTCCTTTGTTGGGACAATGTTTTTTCTATTGTATTTATAAACAATCTACATGCGCCTCTAGAATTATTTCTAAATACAGCAACTATATGATGCCAAAGATTTGCAGTAAATCCATCACCAACTTTTATGCCAAATATATCATTATTAAATGTATTAAAACCATAAATAATTGGATTCACAGTAGCATCAATCCACACAGCATAATTTCCTGTTTCTGCTGTATTGAATGCAAATATGTCGCCCGTACTTGCCTCCCCATCCCAATATTGCCACCATTCAACTGTTACATCATTTCCTGCTGTTGTATCAACGGTTGAAACAGTTGCATTAATCCTTCCTCCTGCACCTGGAAATTCAACAGCCAAATCTCCCATTGGCCCTGGTTGGCCCAAGGTAAAATTGCTTATGTAAGTCCCGTCGTTATTATTTGGAGATGAATCATTTGCATTCGTTCCTGATGTTTCGTCTAGCTTCCAATAAGCAAGTGGACTATCTAATAATACCTCATCAGCATATGCCACTTAAACCACCGTGATTACTGCTGTTCCTGTAACTGGATCGACAGTGACGGTTCCGCCGACGAACGGCCGCGACCACACGTTCCCGGTCTTTACCGCAGCCCCGGTGGGCTGCCCGAGCGCAATCACCCGGTCACAGACCGCCGACCACGGATCGTCTTTCGCCTGGTAGCCGGTAGATCCGATGTCCTTGTTCCACTGGCAGGAACCAGTTTTACCATCCCAATCGAGCAGGAACGTCGCCAGCGCATACTCCTGAGCACCCCGATCCCCGTTCATCCCGAAGAAGTGGCAGCCCGCCGACTGGCAAACACCATGTAGCGCACGGAAGCCATCCCAATTGTTCCACCATTCCGGGCCAACTTTGCGATAAGTATATGAGGTAGGAGTCATCCAGTATTCAATACACAAGCCGCCTGCGTTCGGGCCGATCCTTGCCCACCACGCCCGCGCCAGTGCACCAGTGTTGTCCTCTGGAACGGCCGTGTTCCATACGTCGAGCAGGTCGCGCTGCTTGAAGTAGGCGTGGACGAAGGCAATGAACGATGCCACCGCGTCTTCGTAGGCTGCGTCGGTCGGGTATTTCGCCGGACGGACGCCTCCGGTCATCGAGAGGATGCGCGGCCCAGCGTCGTCGATAAAAGCGCCCTTCTCTTGTGATGCCGTAATCCTCACAACCGCCATCTCGCAGAATGCCTGCTGGTAACCAGCGTGACCCACATCAGCGACATAGCCATTCGTGTATGGAGCACCTCGCTTGATCAAGTTCCCGGCCGAGTCCTTCAGTATCCAGTTGTTAGCGAGCGCCTCGTCGAGGTCAACGCCGCTCGAATTGTAGGCATCCGGGTAGCAGGTGATCGCCGTAAGATACCTGAGGCTGATACCCTTGAACGCAGAAGGAGCAGGCCCGTAGGCAGCAGCGATCCCGTACTTGTCAATGTTCGTTGGGGGCCACCAGCCACCCCACACGTTCTTCAGCCATCCGATCGGACTCAACCCCGTCAAGACAGGAGGAACAGGAGGAACAGGAGGAACAGGAGGAACTATAACAGAATTATTGACCGTTACCGCAATTTGTGCAGAAGGTTTTCTTGTTTTATAAACAGCTACACCTTTTAATAAGTGAGTGCCATCTACAACACTTGTCGTGTCCCAAGAATAAACAAGGGTGGCGCCAGGTGCAGAAAGTTTAAGTTGACCATTTACATATATTTCAATTCTTTGTAAGTTATTTGATGGTTGGGCGGAAACTGTAATTGTTTCAACGCCACTTAAATTAAGACCATCGAGATCACTTGTTTGAATAGACACTGATGCCATAGTTATTTAACTATATCATAAATGTATAAAACATTGTTGTATGAAGTTATATTTTATAATGTGAATTTTTATAAGCTTGTGTTTTTCGCAAAAAATAACCACAAATGTTCTCTAACTATGAAAAAAGACCACTTTTGCTCAAAAAACATCAATTATTTGTTAGTCAACTCCTAAAAAATGACATTTCTTCACTCATTTTCGCCAATATCCACTAATGCAATTGCATTAAGTAATTCAATAATTATTTCGCCCAAAACTTTAATTCTATCAAAGGTTAAATCACCTGAATTAGAATAGTAATCCTTTATAGCCTCCTCTGCAACCTGTCTATATAAATCCTCATTGTACATATTTAATCTCCTTTCGCTTGGACGGCTCCCCGACATTGCGCCAGTCGGCACCCGTCCACCCCTCTAGGAAGTCGCCCTCCGGGCGGGGTATCCCCGCAAGATCGCAGAGATGGTTGATCTCGTCATGCACGTCTCCCATGTTCTCAGACACCATCAGCCCTCCGATGATCCCGAGCAGGCTGAAGCGACGGGGTGTGAGCGGAGCGGTCACGTCACATCGTCTCCTGTGTTCCGATGGCGGGTATCGCATCTTCCGGGAGGCACAAACCGCGCCGCGGATCCATCCTGTGCGAGGACGGCACGGACGATCTCCCCGGACTCAACATACGCATGGTCTTGTGGGTGTATTGCGCTGATCCGCCGCAGCGCCCGCAGCGTATCATCCGACGAAGACACGAGCAGAACGGAGTCATTGTGACGGCAGTCCTTTCTCGATCTCGTCCAGGCGGGCGAGGAGAGCGTGAGCCTGGCAGATCAAACAGGTGTCAGAGTTCCTGTGCTCGTGCTGATCTATCGCGTAGGGCCGTAGCGCCTCGCGTGCGTCGAGCGCGAAGCGTGCTAGGTCGGGAGCGAGAGCGATCAGGCGGGCGTCGGCCTCGCTCTCGCATCCTTTGGGTACCCCGCCAATGAACACCCGCCAATAAGCTCTGTCCAGTTCCCACGTCTCGGTGGCGGCGTCCACGATGGCGCGCAGAGCGTCAGCGGTCACGTCTGTTCCTCCCCGAGAGCGGCGCGGGCGATGTTTTGGATGTACCCGCTTTGGTACGCGGCATGCGGATCGGCAGTAGTGATCGCCCGCAGCGCGGCTTCGAGTTCCGCCACCCGCGCCTCCGCAGCCTCCGCGCGAGCCTAGGCGTC